TTGATCTCCTTCAAGGAATTCTTTTGTAGTAGCGGCAGCTACTGAAGTTATACCCCTATAAATATAGGCTGCAGTTGACTCATTATCATATACTTTTAAAATCCAATTAGCTGGATTAGTAGCATGAACATTATATGCAGAAATAGATTTAACCAAGGCTACATTTGCTTCCGGGCATGTATAAACAGTAGTGATACTTGTTGTTGCTACGGGTACTATATTAATTTTATATTTATTAGCCATTTCTTCTTTTCCTTTTTATACCTTAACTTGTAAATAAAGTAAAGGCTTCCATTTCATCCTTTAACTGTTGTTGATAAGTAGTGTTTAATTTCTGTACAATATTAACTACATTATTAGATAAACCCTGGAGATTTATTTGATCAAATTCTGGTCCTTGAATCTCAGTTATAACTTCTACTATCTTTGCCATTACCTTCTGCCTCCTGCTTGTATGTCTAATCTAAAAGTTCCCATTCTCCAGCTTTGACCAGTGCTTATATTTCCTACTTTTATAGCAATCTGTCGTGCTCTTTTCCTTGTCCAGATTTGAGTAGTGGATGTAGTACTATTATAAGAAGTAGAAACAGCAGTGCTTGTTGGAAATGCTTTAGAGTTTAAATACACTTTAGCATCACCAGTTTGTTCTCCAAAGTCAGGGATCACTCTACTAATTCTCATCATGAATTCTCCTTGGCCCTCTAGTCCTTCTTGTCTACTAATGTCATAATCTCCTGATTCTACAAAACCTTGTACAGCTGTCGTAGCTCCAGTCGCTTTTACTTCATCTGTTCCTATATTGTGTTGCCAGAAATAACTTGCTCCATTTGTAACTCCTCCCACAGTTGGAACTGTAGGGGCCACTCCTGTTTCATACTCCGTTGCATAAGGATTAGAGTATACTCCTTGCTGTACCCATGTAGTTCTATCTAAAGAAGAAGTATACCAAATAGGTCTTTCCGGAGTTGATTCTAAATAGTTATAAGTAACAGATCGATCTACATAACTCGATCCACTACTACAATAAAACCATGTGACTTCTCCAAATATATTATCCACCGCCGCATGAACTTGCTGATTGGCATTAGTATTAATATCATTAAAGACATAATCTTCTACCAAACATAACATACTTTGAACACGACCTCCTGCGAATCTAAAGAAACCATTAGGTCCCATCCAGTATGCTATACCATCGATTTCAACTGATGCATGTTGACTAGAAATACCACAGTTAGTTCCAACTTGATCAAATCCAAAAGTAAACGGAGGACCAATAAATCTCATGGTGTACATAGCAGTATCAGACCAAATATATAAAGCAGTCCTTCCTGTCATACACGCCATTAGTTTAGAACCATCTGGTAGTTTTTGACTTCCAGCTGTGTTGGTAGCAGTGGGAGTATAAGTATTAATGTCTTCTTGGTCAGAAAATCTTACAAACATATCACTAATACTATTAGCAGTTCCTATTATTAATTCAGTTCCTATAAACACTAAGTGTCTATCTGGTGTTGATACCATCATATCTCTAGAAGCAGTGGGAGCTCCGCTTACTACCGTGGCTCTAACTGATAGATTAGCGAATGAAGGTTCCCATTCAAATACTTTTTTATTATGAACTAAAGCTAAAAGTTTTTCTCCAAAATTAACGAGACGCCATTGACCTGGTTCAATAATAACGTGAGAAGAAGAACTTGCACTCCCCCATCCAACAAAGTTGGTAGCGTCATAAACTGTGGATCCTGCACCATGGGCTGATCTTGTACTTCCGCTTGCTTGTCTAGTAATTCCTGTAATGGTATTGGTACCTGTATTATTACCAGTATATGTAATAAGTTCATTCCCTATCTGAACGGTTCCAGTAGAAGGAAAAGCAGTTGTTGCTGTCAATGTAATTTGTGTAGAGGGTGAGCCACCTGTACCATAAGCATCGTCGGCTAAGGTTCCTACTAAAGTTGTAAGAGTAGGTGGAACGGTTCTACCACCGAATGTATTAGTTCCCCATCCATAACCATAACCCTGTGTAACTGGACCAATCACATAATAAAATTCTACGTCTACGCTTCCTCCTGTAGCCGCAGAGCCTGAACCGGAAGCTGTAATAGTAAATGTGGTATCAGAAGGAGTAGTAATAATTTCAAATAATTTACCTTCAAAATCAGCGTCCGTTAATCCTGTACCACCTGGTAAAGTAACACTCTCTAGTAATATAATATCACCTACCGATGCTCCGTGGACCGTGGCTGTTGTAATAACAACCGAAGTTGTTCCATCAAAAGTAAAGGTAGCTGAAGCTTGAGTACGGGTTAAGTCTAGAGGAGTGATGTCATAGAAGGCACCTTCAAAATAAATATATAAGAGTTTGTTTGTACCAATAGCCGCGTACCTATTGCCATCATTATCCACCCATACGTGCTGGTCTCGGCCTGCGCCTACTAAAGTGTCACTTCCCAGCTGTTGCCAGCCTCCTATTTTTTCTGGATAGCCATAACGAAACCTAGAATAATCGGAATTAACCCATTTTCCTTCGGCTCCTGTATCTGAGGACTGTTTATCTAAGCCCGGTTGTAATGTAATCTTGTGAAGCATATAACTCTCCTAGAGTAAAATATACTACATTTATATTATAATCAATTAGATTTAAAGCCTTTATAAAAGGCTGGAAGTCCTAAGAATGGACGTGTATCAAACTTGTTTGCTTTAGCGGTTTTCTTTTTAGCATCATTATAGTGCAGGAAAACTTGTCCACAGTCTTTACCTTTAAATTCTTCTCTCCAATGTTCTAATTCACATCCAGAATATATAAGCATGTCACCGGGTTCTAAATCTATTTTTAATATGTCCTCATAAAGTTTAAATGCTAATTTTTCATATTTCATTAAAATTTCAAATAATTTTCCCTGTTTTAACTTTTTAATTTTGCATTTCCAAGAGGAAAGGGGTAAATGAATATTTTTAAAAGTGTTTGTGTCATATGATAATAATAACTCATTTAAGTTTTCATCATAATCTAAAATTATAAAACCGTTATTAATTAAATTATTTTCATCTATATGTGTAAAGTCTCTCATGAATTTCTCCAGAATTTTTGAAATAGAGTTGTCAAGTTTATGCAATGCGAAATGCAGTGGTTGTATGAGAACAATGCTGGATAATAAAGGAATAGATTATTATAAAGGAAATATTTCATATAATGAAATCGTAAAATGGTTTACTCCTCTTAAACTAAAAGAAACAAAAATAAAACTTTGTGGTGTCCTCGGTGATCCAATAATAAATCCAGAATTAGAAGATATTTTAGATTATTTATTATACCAAAAAAACGTAAAAAATATTGAAATATCAACTAATGGCGGTGTTAGAACAAAGAAGTTTTGGATTAATATGGCTGAACTTTCAAAATATTCAAACGGTAGAATGGAAATACATTGGGCAATTGACGGAGTTACAAGAAATGATTATAGAGAAAATGTAAATTTAAATAAAACTTGGAATAATTTTAAGACTTATAAAGATAATGGTGGTCATTTAATATGGCAGTATATTGAATTTGATTATAATAAAAATGAAATATCTTTAGCAAAGAAAAAAGCAACAGAAATGGGTGTTAAATTATTCATTAGAAAAAGTTGGAGAAATAATGCAGATCAAGCAAAATTTAAATCTCAAGCATCAAAAAATATAGATTCAAGAACATATGAGGAATTACAAAAAAAAATATTTGTTGAACAAAACTATTCTACTGAAGATATTGAATGCAGACATAAAATTAAAAATGAATATTTTATATCAGCAAATAGAAAATTATGGCCATGTTGTCATTTGCATGATGAATATGTTGCACAAAAAACACAAGATATGCAAAAGATATTAAATTATAATGGTAGGGATTTTAATAATTTAGAAAAAAGAAGTATAGAAGAAATAACAAATAGTTTATGGTATAAAACTTTGTTAGAAGAAAGTTGGAACAAAAAACATCCCTTACATTTACCGAGATGTTATCTAGCGTGTGGTGATGGTGGTAAACGTGCAGTTATTAAAAAAGAAATATGAGAGATAGTGATAAGCGACAATATACAAGAGAATGGTTGCAGTATGAGAGACAGCAACCCATGTATGATGAGAGCATTAATGTTTTTTATAGAAATATTTTTAAAATAAAACCAATTGTTAATATAGATGATGTTTTTAAAAAGACATTTGTTGAATGGTTGAGTAAACACGAGTTGAGTAATTTTACAGGAATAGAAGCATTTCCGATAATACATGTAATACAAGGAGTTACTCATTTTATTGATGATCTTTATCAGAGATGTTGTAATATTCAAATATTTAAAAATGATTACAAATATCATTGGAGGTTGAATAATAATATTGAATATGCTATAATTAATAAGCTGGATTCTAATAAAGAACTTTTAATATCAATGCCATTTCCGTATTATGGTGATGTTCACCCAGAGATGTATAGAATTCTTGATGAGTGTGAAAGATTAAATATTCCTGTACATATTGATTCTGCTTGGATAGGTTGTATTCGAGATATTGAATTTGATTT